GTCAAATGACACATCATGGCAAGTCTCAACAATCTTATAAAGTCTATTAGGTCTATAGAGTTCACTCATAATGTGAGCATCGAATCTTTCTGATGGCTCGTGTATATGGATGATGTCAGGATTAAAGTCTTTAATAATACTAAAGAGTTTGGTTTTGTCCTCAAATAAAGTATGAAAATTATCACCCACTAAGTCTTTAATCTTATCTCTTTGTACCACATAGTCTAAGCTATAGCATGTGTACTCAACTACGCAGACGTTAATGTATTCTTGCATCACCTCAATAGTCTTGAGTACAAATGCAGGCATGCCACCTGTTGATAGGTGAGGCACTAGATATAATACTTTATTTGGCCTGATCATTTTTAGCATCTCTTCTTTTCTTTTCTCACCATGGTAGAATAGTAACTTGTCCTTACTTGCAGGGACTCTAACCCAATCGCCCATCATATAGTCTTGGCCAAGAAAGATATTATTATTGTCAATAAGGTTGACTAAATTAATCCCTGCGTTCATATAAATATATGGCAAGCCCTTCTGCATATTATACTTCCACAATAGCACGTTGGCTATGGTCTCCTCATTGTAAGCTGCGTAGTAACTATTGTCAGCCATCACCTGTGGGTGCGTGCACATTTGGTACCACTCATCTAAGAAGTCAATGCAATTTTTATTAGCCACAAAGTAGCCTGTCTGCCTGTAGCGTTCTCTAACATATTGGTCCACACCAAACAGTTCGCATGCCGGGTGCTCAAGTGTCGTGCTTAAGTCATCTCTACTCATCGCTCCACCTCTATCGCCTACGTGCAAGTAATCATAAATGCCCTCCACAAAATAAGGGTAGTTTGAGTCGTTGTCGAACATATTAAAAATATTATCTACATATTTAGTTACCACAGAGTCTGAGTCAACATAGGCCACCATGTCAACATACTTTAGAGCATCCTTGACAATAAGTGGGCGTTGAATTAAAAGCTTATAGATATTAATATCTGATCGGTCAATAAATTTATTTTGCTTAGTATCTGCCACATCGCAGTCCCATCTAATTGTCAGGGCATTTTTAATGAGTCTATCTGAGTTGAGCATATAGACAATGACAGGAATAGAAGAATGGGTGATTATAGAGTGCACACATGCCTCCAGAGTATCAGCATATGAGTCATTTGCATATAGGACGAATGCTTGCTTCATTGAGCAAAATTAATTAATATTGCATCAAATACAAATAAAATGACAATAGAAGTTAGCTTTGGCGAAGTGCTAGATAAAATATCTATATTAGCCATTAAATTAAATGAAATTAAAGACGAGGACAAACTTAAAAATGTTCAAAAAGAATTCTCATCCATAAGTGCTAGGGTATCACAAAGTGCTTTTGCTGATCCCTTATACTTTGAGTTATGCAAGGTCAACCAAACACTTTGGAAAGTAGAAGATAAATTAAGGGAGCATGAGCGACGTAATAATTTCAATGAGGACTTTATAAACTTAGCTAGAAGTGTCTATGTTTTAAACGATAGAAGGGCTTCTCTCAAGAAAGAAATAAACATTAAAAATGGCTCAGAATTTATAGAAGAAAAATCTTATAATAATAATTAGTAATTTTACATACTTTAATAAAATAACAATGGCACAAATAGAAGAAGAAGAATTAACAAGATTAAAAGAAGCAAGCAATTCATTACGTGAATCTCGCTCAACAATTGCTGACATTGAGATATCAATGCATCGTCTAGAAAGCAAAAAGAAAGCTGTTCTCTTTAATGCAGAACAAGCAGCTGAGCAACTTAATAACATCCAGGAGGAACTTCAACAGAAATATGGCAACATATTAATTGACCTTGCTACCGGAGAAATCAAAGATAACGATGGTAATTCGTAAGCTATCCATAGGCGTTGACTACAAATCTGCTATGCATTATTTGCAAAGTCAATCCGTGCTGAACGATAACTACATCATTCATTTAATTAAAATTACAGATAGTGGGTCCTACCAAATCTACATTGAGAAAAACAATGAGGTTATTCTTTGGAAAGAGATAGGTGCTTATGTTCCTGTTATAATTGAATACGATATTTCATTTTAATTATGAGGTCACCTCAATACTTTGTCATCAAGTCGAAAGATGGCCATCGATACGATAACGTACGTAATGGTATAATTATTTCTACATCAAAAGAAGACCATATAGTTACCACTCGTGAGGCCATAGTTATTGAAACCCCTATTGGGTATGATGGCCCTATTGAGATAGGTGATGCAGTCCTAGTTCACCACAATACATTTAGACTTTACTTTGACATGCAAGGGCGTGAGAAGTCATCATGGAATTATTTCAAAGATGACCTATTCTTTATTGACGATCCGTACGCATTCAAAAAACCCGACGGTCAATGGAAGGGAATAGGGAGATACGTATTTGTTTCTCCTGTTCCTAACGACCAGTCAGGCATCACGACTACGGATGCAGAGATGCCACTTGTAGGCATTATCAGGTTTGGTAATGATGAAATGCTAGAGCTAGGATTAAACGAAGGCGACAGGGTCGTATTTGAGCCTGAGTCTGAGTACCCATTTAATGTGGATGGAGAGAAAGTTTATCGCATGTACACCAAGAATTTGACAATTAAATTAAATGAACAAGATAACGGAATTAAAGAAGAAGATAATTGATTCTGGATACAAAGCTGTCGAAGAATTAATTAAGGTTGCAGAAGAGAAAATCGTTACCCACATGGAGGATGATTTATCGGCTGACAAATTAAAGAACGCTGCTGCCGCAAAGAAGCTCGCCATTATGGATGCTTTTGAGATTCTTAAAAGAGTTGAAGAAGAAAGCAATATCATAGAAGGCGTTGTTAACAATCAAGTTAATACCAACCGAGGATTCGCTGAATCTAGAGCTAAGAATAAATGAGTTTACACAAGGTCCTTTCTAATATTGTCCCTGAGAAAATTCTTGCCAAAAAGAATGAGAAGAAACAATGGGAGTATGGATGGGATCCGGAATATGATATGGTTGTCATATCTAGAGATGGGACCATTGGAGATATCTATGAGATAGCTAATCTAAGAGTTGCTTTGCCACTAACGCCAAATAAAGTTAGCTATAAGGCTAATAAATGGCAGCCTATTGATTTGCCCAAAGAACTATCTCGCATCAAGACAATCTTTGATTGGAACAGACGTGACAATACTTTTAAGAATCAATGGGTAGACTTCATTGAAGAAGAGTTTGATCGTCGTGAATATGGGTATTGGTTCATCAATAATGAAGTTAAGACCTATATCACCGGTAGTCACTATATGTACCTGCAATGGACTAAAACTGACGTAGGTCACCCTGACTTCAGAGAGTCCAATAGAATATTCTTTTTGTTTTGGGAAGCATGTAAAGTTGATGCTAGATGCTTTGGGATGTGCTATCTTAAAAATAGACGTTCGGGATTCTCATTTATGGCATCATCAGAATCCGTAAACATTGCAACTTTAGCTAAAGATGCACGTGTTGGTATGGTATCTAAGACAGGACCCGATGCTAAGAAAATGTTTACCGATAAGGTTGTCCCTATTGCTAATAACTACCCTTTCTTCTTTCAGCCTGTGCGTGATGGTATGACCACACCTAAAACTGAACTTGCGTTCCGTGTCCCTGCGTCTAAGATTACACGTAAGAACATGGACCAAGAGCAAGGGGAAGATGTTGACGGACTAGATACATCTATTGACTGGCGTAACACAGCAGACAACAGCTATGATGGAGAGAAGCTTAAATTCTTAATTGAGGATGAGGCGGCTAAGTTAGAGAAGCCAATGAACATTGAGAACGGATGGCGTATACGTAAGACTTGTCTTCGTCTAGGAGCAAGGATTATTGGTAAGTGCATGATGGGCTCAACATCTAACGCTCTTGATAAAGGAGGAGAAAACTATAAGCGTTTGTTCGCTGACTCTGATGTAACCAAAAGAAATAAGAATGGTCAGACCCTATCAGGGCTATACTCATTGTTTATACCTATGGAATATAACTTTGAAGGTTATATCGATGAGTTTGGACATGCAGTATTAGAAACCCCTGAGAAGCCTGTCCGTTCGGCTGAAGGTACATGGATAATTCAAGGAGTCATTGAGTATTGGAATAATGAGGTTGCCTCATTAAAGTCTAACCCCGATGCACTTAATGAATTCTATCGTCAGTTCCCTAGAACCGAGTCGCATGCGTTTAGGGATGAGACTAAATCGTCAATCTATAACTTGACTAAAATATACCAACAAGTTGATTACAATGATGGTATGTTACAAGACAGAGTCTTAACTCGTGGGTTCTTTCATTGGAAAGATGGCGAGAAAGACAGCGAAGTAATATGGACCCCTGACCGTAATGGTAGGTTCTTGGTATCTTGGATTCCTGAGATAGCCATGCGTAATAACTTTATTTCTAAGAATGGGACTAAGTACCCATTGAACGAACATGTAGGTGCTTTTGGATGTGACCCTTATGATATATCAGGTGCCACCTTTGGAGGATCAAACGGATCATTGCATGGGCTGACTAAGTTTAATATGGCCAACGCCCCATCGAACGCATTCTTTTTAGAGTATATTGCTAGACCACAAACAGCTGAGATATTTTTCGAGGAGGTATTAATGGCTTGCGTATTCTATGGCATGCCTATCTTAGCGGAAAATAATAAAGCCCGATTGCTCTACCATTTTAAGAATAGAGGCTATAGAGGATTCTCTATGAACAGACCTGACAAGCATAAGACTAAATTGTCATTTACTGAAATAGAGATTGGTGGTATACCGTCTTCAAGTGAAGACATGAAACAGGCTCATGCGGCAGGGATAGGTACTTACATTGAGAAATATGTAGGATATGATTTGGATGGGACTTATAGAAATCCCGACGAAATTGGCAACATGCCATTTACTAGAACTCTTATGGATTGGTCTAAATTTAATGTAAACGATAGAACAAAGTATGATGCTTCTATCAGCTCAGGACTTGCTATTATGGCAAATCAAAAACATATTTATTTGCCAGAGAAAAAAGAGTCAAAAATAAGCATTAAATTTGCAAGATACGATAACAGCGGTTCAGCGAGTAGACTGAAAATAATATGAACGACCCTTTAATAATGATTAATCCTTCTAGCTTCCCCACGCAGCTGGCAACAGATGCAGAGAAAGCATCTCAAGAATTTGGATTAAAAGTAGGCCAGAGTATCATGTGGGAGTGGTTTGCCAAAACAGGCAACAACTGTAGGTACTATTCTCAATGGATTGATTTTCATCGCATTAGGCTATATGCCCGTGGTGAGCAGTCTATAGCTAAGTATAAAGAACAATTCCAAGTTGATGGAGATATGTCACATATCAACCTTGATTGGACACCTGTTCCTATTATCCCTAAGTTTGTTGATATCGTAGTCAATGGGATGAATGATCGCCTTTTTGAAGTTAAAGCTTATTCACAAGATGTTATGTCTGCTGAAAAAAGAAGCAAGTTTCAAGAAATGGTTGAGGCTGACATGGCTGCTAAAGATTATTTATTACAAGTAAAACAAGAATCTGGTATTGATGCATTTGATGTACCACCAGAAGATTTACCTGAAACAGATCAAGAGTTAAATCTTTATATGCAACTTAAATATAAACCTGCTATAGAGATTGCTGAAGAAGAAGCCATTAATACCATCTTAGATACTAACCACTATAATGATATTAGAAAAAGAGTTGATTACGACATTACAACCATTGGTCTTGGTATGGTCAAACATTCTTTCGTTCCAGGTACTGGAGTGTCTGTAGAATATGTTGACCCTGCTAATATGGTATATTCTTACACGGAATCGCCTACCTTTGACGACTGCTTCTATTTTGGTGAGGTTAAGCAAGTTCCAATTACGGAGCTTATTAAGATTAAGCCGAATATTACTAATGAGGAGCTTGCGGAGATTCAGCAGTTGGGCACAGCGTGGTATAACTATTATGGTGTTCTTCGTCCTTATCGTAGTGATTTATTTAATCGTGATGTTGTTACATTAATGTACTTTAATTATAAGACAGATAAAACATATGTCTATAAGAAAAAGTATAATGATAACGGAGGAAACAAAGTAATCCAAAAGGATGAAAGCTTTAATCCTCCTGAGGGAACAGAAGAAAGATTTGAGCGTATAGAGAAACGCATAGATGTTTGGTATGAAGGCGTAATGGTCATGGGATCCCCTTACCTATTAAAATGGGAACTTGCGAAGAACATGGTTCGTCCTAAGTCTGCCTCTCAATACGCATTGCCTCAATATATTGCTATAGCACCAAGAATGTACAAAGGAGTCATTGAGTCTTTAACTAGACGTATGATACCTTTTGCTGATTTAATTCAACTTACTCACTTAAAGCTTCAACAAGTTCTTCAACGTGTTGTGCCTGATGGTGTATTTATAGATGCTGATGGTATCAATGAAGTTGATTTAGGTACCGGGGCTGCTTACAATCCTGAGGATGCATTAAGATTGTATTTCCAAACAGGTAGTGTTATTGGTCGTAGTATGACTGTCGATGGCGACATTAATCGAGGTCGTATCCCTATCCAAGAACTTAATACCAATAGTGGACAAGGTAAGATTACTGCATTAATCAATGCATACAATCAATACTTATCTATGATAAGGGATGTAACAGGATTGAATGAGGCAAGAGATGCTTCTACTCCTAACCCTGATGCATTAGTAGGCGTACAAAAACTAGCGGCTTTGAATTCAAACACAGCCACTCGTCATATCTTAGAAGGAAGTTTA